TGCCTTCCAGAGTTTCAGATGCCGTTCCCAGCGTGACGCTGGTGTATTTGCGGGTCAGGCAGTCGTAGGTATATTGCGTCATACGCATGACCACCTCAAAGCCCATCCGCTTCAGAACGACCTTGACTGCATCTCCGAGGAAGATATCGGTCAGCGCGGCGAACTGCTTGTACTCCTCGGTATCCTTGCAGTTGATGAAGTCAACCTTTAGAGATGCGGTTGCCATATCGCATCCAGCGTCGAACTCAGCCTGCGCAGCATCGCGCATGATCTGATAGCACTCGGACTTACTCCTGGTTTCATCGCCCTCGGTGACTTCCTTGGCATCGGAAACCGGAAGATGAATCCACTTCGGATGCGGGAAGTTTCCGATGTTCGGACTGTCGATATACAGTTCCGGGAGATACAGCACATTACCGTCTGCATCCTCGCCGGTCGGCATGATGCGCGTGACGGTATCCGTCATATCCACATCGACCGAAACGCCCGTCAGATTCTTCTTCTCGCGGATCTGAACCTGACTGTCCGTACCCACACGGCTGACAAGGAATACATCGAACCAGTCACGGGCAAGCTCCGCACCGTATTTGCCGGTCAGACCGTAATCGCCGAGCAGCGCCTCCACCGGGTTGATATTCTCAAAGGATACATCGGCAGCGGTGGATTCCAGATCGGAGTAAAAGGTGAAGTCGTGCTCGGACAGACATCCGTCCGAAATGCTCTTCACAACAGAGGCGCCGACCGCATCGGATGCCGGAGTGATCTTCTTGATCATGTTGTCCAGCAGATCGTAAAAGATATGCCGGGCGTATACCGTGATCTTATCCAGTTCAGGCACTACTCGGTAGATGCGGAACGGCTGATCGCGCAGCTGACGGGCTTCAACCACATCGTTCTGAAAGCCGACATGCGTGGATGTGCTCTGCTGCTCGGTGCGCACATAGGTAAGATACTCCGAGGACATATAGCCATGCTTGCCGTCCGGGCAGGTGACTTCATACCAACTGGACGAGGTTTTCTCGATGACGATAACCTCTGTGCCTTTCTTGTACTTACCCAAAATCTTATAATTTGTGCCTGTGCCGGAGCGCAGACGAAGCGGATCTTTATTGGTGCTGACCTTGTAGATTTCTACGTCATAGGTCGTGGTCTGGTACTGCTGCGTAACCAGATTGATCTGCGGAGTCATCGCGGCGGGCACAGGCACACGCAGGATGTTGCCGTCTGTGAGCTTGCGCCACTTGTCATGCGCATCCAGCGGATGAACAAGCGTCAGTTCCCATTCGCCGTTCAGCGTTTCGGTGACCGTACAAGACGAAGGGCTGACTGCACCCATACCGTTATTGGAAAAGTCGGTACAGTCAGCGGGATATACACAAATCAACGGATTTCCTCCTTTCGGGCATGATAAAAGCGCCACCCTTTCGAGTGACGCTCAAATATTGGATTATGGTCAGGTGGTCGGGATCTGGATGCTTACATTGCCATCTACTTCAACAATGAGCTTCATCTTCCGAAGGTAGCGTTCATAGAACGCATCCTTCTCACGTGTAGTCATCTCAATCCACGATTCTTTTAGATAAGAATCCATGATTTCTTTGACATTCAATACCGCTTGTTCTTCGCCATGCAGGATGGTGTCAATACGAGTCTGGATCGCGTCAATGAGTGTTTCAGTCTTGATCTTGTAGGACGCGCTGGTACAGAAATCATCAAGGAAGCAGAAATGGATGCTGTGGATCGTAAGGGTATCCATGATTGCAAGACCGGTCTTTTCCTTTTCAAGCATAACCAGGAAGCGGACACCCTCCAGCTGCTTGATCATTGCCCAATAATCGCTGTCGGAGGAAACCAGGATGACGCCGTCCACATTATGGGAATATACTTCACGGCTTGTGCGCACAGCAAGCGTCATATCCACCTGGGATTTGCTCTGATTAAGGCGTGGAACCATGATGTGTTCAAGGCGCATCCACTCGTCGCCATCAGTGTAGCTTACCGAATCACGAACCATTTTCAGGAACTTATCGACGAGAGTCTTCCATTCGGGAGTGGTATATTCGCTGTCAAAGAGAAGTACCTTGCTGATTTTTCGAACCTCAGACTTCGGAAGACTGCTAAGAGCCGCCGCCAGCTTTACCGCATTGGAGTTCTCGCAGTCAACAACAATGACGCACTTATCGCAACTGTTCAGCAGATTGCTCAGATTGCGCATCGTCTGATTACCGACATCCCGAACCAGGGACAGGTTTTCAAAGCGGTCTTCATGGCGCTGGTAGAGAAGCGTAAGGAACTTCTCATCCGTGAACAGGATATTGCCCTGATTGCTGGTGCCCACGGAAATCGCATCCCAATTCAGCCAGCACTGATACGGATAGCGTTTGCGATCTGCATTGTAGGTTAATCCTGCTTCTTTAATTCCGGATGCTTTCGTTCCATTCGGCATCAGAAACAGAGGTTTCACGTATTCCCATTTTACCCACTCAGGGAATAGATAAGCGATTGTATTGATGCGATTACTGATTTCCTGATTGATTTTTACAAGGTAGGCATCAACTTCAGGTTTGCCCATGTACAGCTGAACGCCATCCGAATGCAGTTCGTTTACTGCCTCTGATGGAATCATGTCCGGCATGGTGCCGATGTTCTTGCCCTGCATTCTGAAAGCATTTGAGATGGCTATGTATTTCTGTTCAATTGCAGTTCTGATCATACACAGGTTACGAACAACACGTGCAGCTTTATCATCCTGCAGTTGTTCATAAATGTTCATCTGCGGCGGTTCATGCTCATTTTCAAAATGCTTTTTCTCGACGCCGATCAGAAAGGCGACTATTGAGACTATATTGTGTGTCGGATTTCGCAATTCCTGAAATGCTGCACGTTGCGCAAATGTATCCTGCTGTTCGGGAGTAACATCTTCAGCTTCATCTTCAAGCATTAGTTTAAGTTCTGCTAAATCTGAAATACTTCGGACTGTTATTGATTTCTTTGTCTTTTCCTGTTTTGCCATAGTGTTTTTCCTCCTTTAGTATTGAGCGGATAGGTGTGGGAAAGCCTGCAGTCACAATCATCTGCAGGCCACCCAACTCTTATTGCTCTGCAACAATTTTACTCTATTCTTGTCGAAATAGCAATCAAAGGTATCGCCAATTAGGGATAACTTTCAGATATGTCACATTTCCCGTCCAGGAAATCGTACTGTTACCGGGCGGCAGCGATGGAAAGTCACCGCTCATACAGCTGTTCATGGATTCCATGCCGGAATATGCTTCCTGCAGAACAGAGTCGATTGTGATTTCGCCGTTCACATCAGTAAGCTCCACGATAGTCATGTCAACGATCAGGGTGATTTCTCCGCTTCCGGTCACCGTAATAATGGGTTCAGAAGGTACATTTCCAGGGTTTTGCAAGGTGACATATCCACTGGTGCTGCCGCTGGCAGGCTGGATGTTCTTGGGTGCCACATCTGCTTCATACCAGAACGGCTTACAACGGAAGTTGACGGCAAACGTCCTATGCGGATTGCCCCTGAGAATCTTCTCAAACGGAATCTGATTGATCACCCGTGCATAATAAAAGCCACCGTCGCGGTTGGCGAAGGTGACAGTTCCAGAGCCGCGCAGCCACCCGGCGATCTCGGGAATCCTGTCAGGATCGGAGATCACGCAGGTGGCTGTCAGCACCATGTCCTCATATACATAATCCCCTTCGAGAGTGGTCAGTGCACCACTCCGTCCGGGGATATTGGTGAACGTGACTCGCTCTTCCGGAATGGTGGGCGGAGGCTGTTCAGTCACATAGATTCCGTAGTCGGTGCATCTCACACCGTTCCATTCAAACCAGTCGTTCATGCAAGTCTCAGTCCTTTCCCGCGCTGCTGACGGCGCGTAAGCGTTGCGATCTCTACAGCAAGGGAACGGATATCCTGTTCGTCCCGAATAACCATCTGCGCCACCTGGATCGTAGAGCTTACATTATTGTTATAGGTTCGCCGGTTATCGCTGCTGGAGTAGGCAATGGCGCCTTCTCTGGCTTCACCGGTCAGGTATCGGGAGGCGTTGCGGATAACCCGTGCTTGTTCCTTTGCTTCTTTCAATACGCCGACGCCAAATCCGCGCATCGTCTGAACGCCGACTTCATCTTCAAAGACCTCGGAAGGACTGTGGATTTTGAGTTCGGATTTCGCCGCATTGACAGCAGCACGGGCAGCAGAACGCATGGCGGAGATGACTCCGGAGCGTCCGGCATTGATACCGGCCTTCAGACCTGACATTGCATTCACACCTGCAGAACGAAGCGTCGTGCTGGTCAAGCTGGAGTTTACAGCGGAGCGTACGTTGGATGAAACCGTTGCGCCCGTACCGGCCATGCTGTATGAAGTCATTGCTTGTGCAAGTCCTGTTACAGCGGCAGTTCCGATGGGTGTCAGAGTCGTAGAGGTCAGCGCAGCATTGAGCGCGGCATCAACAGCGGTTGCCACAGAACTGGCGTCTGTCGTAAAGTCATATCCGCTCATACCGACGCCGACGCCTGCAGATACATTTTCGCCCACAGGCTTCACGCGGGTACTGGGCGACTGGATACCAAACGCCAGATTCAGCGCAGCTTCCAGGTTGGAAGCAACCGTTTCAGCATCCGTTTCCCATCCGCCCTGAGTCATGCCGGCAGCGACGCCTTCGAGGATGTGCGTACCCGTTTCCGTGGTATCAAGCCCTTGGAGGAAGGTGAGTATATCCTGCAGATTCTGAACATCCTGCGTGGATACTTCTTTGCCCTGCTGAATGGCAGATACAACTTCGCCTACATAAGCGGATAGCTCTGCGACCGTCTCTGCGGAAAAGTCGTTCTTCATACTCTGATCCAGCACACCGTGATCGACGCTCTCTCCACGCAGCGCCGCCCAGAACTTCTGCCAGCCATTGTAGTCCAGCGTTTTGGTATAGGAGTTGATGCGGCTGACAGCCGAGCCAATCAGATCCATGGTGGTCGCAGGCATGACGCCAGCCCACATACCTGCCGCAGTCACTCCCAGCTGGTCTACTTCATCCACCAGCGGAGAGATGGCATCAATAGCTTCCTGTGTTCCCGTCACTTCTGGAGCAATCAGCACATGGAGCGTACCGTCCTCGCCGAGAATTGCAACCTTGTCGGCTGTCAGAAGCTCAGACGGAACTGCCTCCACGGGGATCTGCACACCGTTCTGCCAGAACTGCGTCTGCGGGTCATTTAGCGAATCCGCAGGGTTTTCATAGACCTCGCCCAGTTTGACGATGCCCTGAACCTCTACCGGGTTTGCGGCGATAAAGCGTCTATAGGCCAGCAAATCATATCCATAGATACCGACCGACATGGTGAGATTGGGCTTCACGGCATTCGTATCATCGTATTTTGAGATATACGCCGTGAAGTTCTGGAGCAGCTGGGACTTATCACAGCCTGTAGCTTCTGCAAAGGCGCTGACAATGGCTTCGATCTGATCAGGCGACAGCGCAGACACATCGACGTTCTCCGCTTCCAGATACTTGGCAACCATGGCCGTTACATTGTCGGGCGTCAGCTGCGTAGTCAGCGCACCGCCTGTGACCTCTTCATAGGCCATGACAAAAGCCGTCACATCTTCGGGCTTGAGCTGAGATGTATCGATGCCTTGCTTCTCCAGATACTGATAGACATAGGCAACGATTTCATCAGGTTTGAGCGTGGAAATATCCGCACCTTCCGCCAGTTCCTCATAGGCGCTGACCATAGCGGTGATGTTCGTGGGATTCAGGCTGGTTACGGATGCACCCGTTGTGGCTTCCGCATAGGCATTGACATAGCCAACCAGACCTTCAGGTGTGAGTTCGGCAGTGGAGGCGCCTTCCGGGATTTCCGTATACTTGGCAATAAAAGCGTCAACTGTCGGCTGGAGTTTCTCTGCATCCTCCGCTTCCTGATAACCAGATACAATTGCATCGGTGGTAATTGCTCCTGGATTGGCAGCAAACTCATCCCATCGGGATTGCGCACCTGTCATATCAAGGTCGGTTGCAATCGTCAGCAGTTCCTCCGGAAGCGCCTCGCCAAACATAGCAGTAAGGCCGGGAAGTTCGATCTCCCTGTTGTTGAGGAAAGCCTGGATGGATGCGATCTGTTCCAGCGCGGTGGAGAAATCAATCTCCGGGAAAAGCGCCTGTACTTCTTCCTCTGACATACCGCTGTCCAGGAGGGATTGGATCTGCGTCAGCATGGCGATGTACTCTGTGATAGCGCCCTCGTCCATGCCGGCAGTCAGTTCATTCAGATCCTCCAACAGCTGCGGCTTTTCGGTTTCGTTTGCCGCGCTGTATTCGCGCAGTTTCTGCGTCAGCAGATCCACATCCGTTGCCGCCTGCTGGATATCCTCCTGTTCCCATACCGGCATTACGATATCGGCCAGAAGTGCGGCGTACTCCAGTGCAGCATTGCGGCGATCCTCATTGTACTTCGCATTGAGAGCATCCAGCGCAGCCTGACGCTCCGTGGAATCCTTGATCAACTGGATAAGCGCGTACTCCTTATCGTACTGCTCGTCGATCTCAGCATTCACGGCAGCAAGACCTTCAGCAGCGGCTACCATCGCATTTTCGTACACAGAGGCGTCAGCATCTTCTTTACCACGAGCCTGCGCGCGGGCTACCTCGGCTTCCACCTTCTGTCTGATCGTATCGAAGCCGTCCACATCAGCCGGGGACAGCTTATACTTGATTTCAATGGCCTCTCGGGTATCGATCAGCTCCTGCAGACGGATCTGGTCGCTTTCAGAGAAATATCCGTTCTGGCGCTTTTTCAGCAGACGTTCAATTTCCGCATCCATCGCGTCCAGCGTTGCAATATCCGCTGCCAGCTGATCGGAAACAGAAGTATATCCGGCAGCATCCGCAGCGTCCTTCATTTCTTCCAGTTCTTCACGTGTAGAAGCTGTCAGCGCCTTAAAGGAAGAAGTCCACTCGCTGACGATTTCATCGGATTCCTTCTGACCGTCCGTCCATACTTTCAGGAGTCCGTCCAGCCATTCGCGGGTGGTTTGCTCAGTGCGTTCAAAGTCAGCTTCCGACATGCCAAAGAACCTCAGACCGTCGCTCCTGCCATAGAAAGTATCTGCCGCAGTATCCTTCCAGCTTTCTGCCGTTTCCTGCATACCCTTCAATGCTTCACGGGCTTTCTTCGCGCCCGACACATAATCCGCAAGGGCGATTGTTCCGGCAATGACAGCGGCAGCGACAGCCATCCAGACAGCAGGTGATTTGCCGAGTACGGAAATGAAGCCTTTCCAGCCACCGCCCGCGACACCGACAGCGGAAGAAAACTTTCCAATGCCTGTTGCAATGACACCGACTCCCTTGGTGATTTTGCCAAAGGCAAGCAGAGCCGGTCCGGAAGCCGCAGCAATCGCAGCAAACCGGATAATTTGCATCCGCTGGGCTTCGTCCAATTCCATAAAGCTGTCCAGCAAATCATCCGCGCCGTCGATCAGGTTATGGATTGTCGGATTCAGATCGTCCCCGATCTGCTGGCCGAACAAGACTGCCTTATTTTTGAGATTTACGAGCTTACTCTCCGTCGTGGCATATCGCTTTCCTGCTTCCTCAACAAGCGCGGTATTTTCTTCCCACGCTTCATTGGCAGTCTGCTGGGTTTTGGTGAACAGTTCGTTTGCATTGGTAGCACGGAGCAGAGTATCACGCAGTCGCACTTCGGCAATACCGATTTCTTCAAGCGTCGCGATGGCGCTCATGCCTTCCTCATCCATCCGGGCGAGTCCTTCAATGAACGCCTGGAAAGCGCCCGCAGGGTCAGCGTCCCACAAAGCCTTGAACTGCTCGGCAGTCATTCCTGACACCCTGGCGAAATCGTCCAGAGCTTCGCCACCCGTAGCGGCTGCAACCTCCATCTTGACCAGTGCCTTGGAGAATGCGGAACCACCCATTTCGGCCTCGATGCCAAGGGAAGACAATGCCGTAGCAAAGCCCAGAATCTGGGCTTCTGAAAGACCGACCTGATGACCGGCGCCGGCCAGACGCATGGACATATTCATGATCGCCGACTCGGTTGTAGCGTACTTATTGCCCAGATCGACCAGTGCTGCACCCAGGTTGCCGAACTTGCTCTGATCCATGTTCATGATGTTGGCGAACTTGGCAAGGGTGCTGGCCGCTTCCGAGGCAACAATATCCGTACTGTTGCCAAGGTCGATCATCGTCCGGCTGAAGTTCATCAGATAATCGTTAGCAATGCCCAGCTGACCGGCAATAGCAACGACCTCTGCAATGTCGTCCGAGGATGTTGCCACCTCAGTAGACATCGTTTTGATCTGGCCGGAAAGGCGTTCAAATTCCTCCTCGGTTGCGTTGACCGTTTTTCTGACCGATGCAAAGGCGGATTCATAGCTAATGGAAGCCTTGATCGCTGCCGTACCCAGCGCCAGAATAGGCGTGGTCATGACGGTGGTGAGCGTTCTGCCCGCCGTGGTCATAGCCTTGCTGACGGAATCGCACTTTTTGCCAAAGGAGTCCAGACTCTTTCCGGCCGACGTCCAAGCGGACTGCGCTGTCTTCAGCGCCTTGTTGCAATCCTCGATCTCGGCTCGGGTTCCCTTGACCGCTGCCTGCGCATCTATGAGTGCGGCTTCAGCATCAATAACGGCGTCTGAAGCCTGCTTGATTTTATCAGGATCGTGGGCGTCCTGCGCGGCCTTGAGTTGTTCCTTCGCAGCCGCCAGCGCCTTCTCATATTCTGTGACGCTCTTTTCCTGAAGAACGAGCTTTTCCCGCAAGAGCGTCAGCTTCGCAGACAGACCTTCTGCGCTCTTATCAAAGTCCTTGACTCCGGCAGAAGCCAACTTAAAACGGCTCTGCGCCACCTGCATCTGTTTGCCGATGGTCACAAGAGCCGTTTTGCTTTTTTCGATTGCTT